GGAAATAGTACAACCGATTTAAGTGAAGGTTCAAATCAATATTTCACAACATCTAGAGCTAGAGGATCAGTATCTGTTACTGATAGTGGTGGAGATGGATCTTTAGCATACAACAGTACTTCAGGAGTAATCACATATACAGGTCCTTCAGCCTCTGAAGCTAGGGCACATTTTAGTGTTGCTTCTGGATCAGGATTATCCTACAACTCAAGTTCTGGAGAGTTTGGAACGTCTGCAATACCAAATAGTCAACTTGCTAATGACGACATAACAATAGGCAGCACTGCAGTTGCACTCGGAGCTACGCAAGGAACTTTTACAGGTTTAACTTCTCTAGCCTCCACAACTTTAATATCTGGTGTAGCTGATG